CGCATGATGACCTCGTAACCTTTGTCCGATAAGGCGACTACGCGGTCCATGAAGATGTCGCGGGCGAAAGCCTGAGTAAGGTTCTCAGCTAACAGCCCGCCGTAAAGTTTGCAGCGCATCATTTTACCGTTACGCGGGACGGTGCCGCTTGAATCAAAGCCGCCCTGAACATCGCGGTAAACGAGCCTGCGAAGATTGGGAAGCTCTACTTCTAAGTGTGACCCTTGGGATTCCCTGAGCTTGTTTTCGAGTTTACGCCAGAGCGTCACGATTTTCGGGTTCGATGCGCGATAATCAGCCACGATGCGCTCGGCTTCATCCTCTGTAATCTCTAGCCCCGCCATCATCTTAGCGACTAACTGAAATTTTTTTGCTCCGCAGCCGAATCCCAGCCCTAGAACGCGAGCTTTTGCCAGTTGGCGTAATGCTTTATCGACATCTTTGAGGGGGCGGGGGTCTGTGTAGCCCATTGTCGCCCTCGCATGAGCTTCGTAAACATCGACTCCGGTGCGGAGAACATCAAGCGTGGCTTGATCTTTGGCGAGATAAAGTATGCAACGCGCCTCGATTTGTGAAAGATCGCAGACGACGAGCGTTTTTCCTTCTGGCGCTTCAATTAAGGAGCGGATATTGACCCCCGCAACGACGTCACGGGGTAGGTTTTGCGCGTTCCAGCCGCCCGAACCGGAGTCCCGCCCTGTCGTCGCCCCGAAATACTTGAGGTCGTAGCCCATTCGACCGTCGGGACGGGCGCGGACGAGCATGGTTTTGATGGTTTTGAGGTGTTTGTTAGCCTTGCGGTGTTCCCGCATCGCTTTAACCCATTGAAATTTGTCTGCAAACTCGTCTTCCCACTTCTGAGCTTGCTCTTCCTTCTCCGCGAAGCTGTCTGGAGCCCAAATCCCACATTTTTTGCACTCGTCGCGCACAGCATGAAGGCTTAGAGCGGGCCTCGAAGGGTGCCACGGCAGGAAACCGAGGGTAAACCGCGAGGCGCGTTCTAAAATTTCTTCGGCGACTCGGAGTTTTACGCGGTTGACAGGAACTCCTCGCATTGTCATATCGCGAGTGAGGCGTGATATTTCCCTCTCCTTCTCCGGCCACTTTTCCCCGTGTTTCAACCACAAATTTAGTGTGTTTTCAGCGTCTCCAAGGGCATATTTGCAAACTTCCTCTTGAAATTCGGGCGTCATGGTCGCCCACTGCTTCTTTTTCATCTTGTCGCGAACATCTTTCGACATTTCGACTCCGAGAAGATGGTGACTCGCTTCTTTGAGCGAGCGAGGGTATCCGAAGTAGGCGGTCATGTCAGCGGTATCGTAAACCTTAACCGCGTGAACTGGCTGGACGATTTCTTTTTCAACAAGGCAGTCCAAGAGAGTCAGATCGAATGCCGCATTGTGCATAATCCATGTCTGTCCATCGACCTTATCCCACGGAGCATCCTTTGGATGCCCGACAAATCGAAGCCCGTCATCCCCCGCCATTGAGACAAGGTAGATGTCGGTAGCGCGAGCATAATGCCATGCGCCCATAGTTGAGACACTGGTGTCATTGTCGTAGTAGGATTCAAAGTCGATAGCGCAGATCATGGAAAAAGAGCGGGTTGCAAGGTTATTAAACCCTGCAACCCAATTTGTTAAGCGAGGTTAGCGATAAGCTCCTTCTGAGCCTCGGTCACGAGTCCTGCCGAGCGGATGGTGGGTGTCCACCAAGACTTGTCCGCCTTGGCGACGATTACGCTGCCCAAATCCCACTGCCCGCCTTTGAGGCCCACGGCAGCAAGGTGCGTGCGAAGACTTGTCGCGAGTGGCACGGCGATTCCGCTGTAGGAAGTGCTGGCGAATGTTGCCACAGCGCGGGTGTATCTTGTCCCGTCAGCCGCCACATTGTAGAACAAGCTCTCGCTGTCCTCTGAGAGTCCGTCGATTGCCTGAATCAGAAACTCGACCGTTGCCATCTCCGAGAAGAACCCAATTCCGCGAGTCCAGTGAACCTGACCGCCCGCTTCGCGCACCTGCGCCGCCGTAGAGAACATACGAGCAGGGTTTTGCTCCCTGTCGTCATAAGGAATGTTTTCTTGATACTGCTTCATCATCTGAAGCGCGATAACCCGAATCGGAACGCCTTTTTTCTTGTCGGCGGGGTCGATGCCGCTGATCTGATGTTGTTTGTCTAGAACCCAAGTGCCAGGACTGAACTGGTCGGCCAAGACCCCTGTCTTATTGACAAGATTGATGCGTGGCAGGCGTGTGTCGCTGCTGTCCCAATCCCCGACGAGCCCCTTGTCTGCAAGGGTGTTTGGGGTTGCGATGTTGGCGAGCGTGTTAGGCTCTGTTGTGGTGAGTGCTTTGGACTCGGTGGTACTTTCGATTTCGCTGAATGATATTGTAGCCATTTGGATTTTTAGTTTTAGTTTTAGTTTTGTTCTGAGGGGAGGTTGTGTAATTAGACGCTGCGGTTATTACTCTGTTCAAATTTTTTTGAGAAATTTTACAGTGCCCTCAATCTTCGCCGCATTGGCGTCAATGAGGGAGTCCCGAAGCGCAAGTTTGGCTTTTGCCATCTGGCCTCGCTCTGCGGTGCGCCCGATAGCTTTTTCAAGCTCGCCGATTTTCACTTTTGCGCAGGCTGCAAAAGCCTCCGGCGTGATCTTGTTTTTGACAACCTCCCAAGCGGCTTGCGCGTCGGTGATTTCAAACGCACTGGCTCGCTCGCCAAGTTCGTAACCTGGGATTTCTACTCCCGACAAACGCAACTCTAGGGCGCGGGCATCTACCTTCTCAGCCCATCCCTTGAGGATTGGAGCGAGTTTTTTGGCAAGAGCCATTTTCTCAGGGTTGGTGATGAGCGCGGGGTCGTATTCAGGCGGAAGCGAAAGCTCCTCGGGCTTGTATTTGTCAGCAATCGTGAGTGCGAGGCTGTTGAGCTTCGGGCACTCGGCGCGGTGATTGCACCATGCACAATGCCCACCCGTCATGTAGGAGGCAGGGTCGTTGCGCTTGGCAGCTTCAACGATTGCCGCAACTTTCGCTACGAGATCGTCGTAATCTGCATCGCGAGTCCACTCCACCACGTCAATGATTCCTTGGAAGGGAAGTAGCACATGAACAGAAAGTTTGTTTATCTTGGGGTGCGCGTCCCATATTCCAACGGCATAGGCCCAAAATTGAGGCGAATCCGCTTCATATTTCCCCCAAGCAAATTTGTAGTCCACCATTTCGGCGCTCGTTCCGTGGAGCATGATGTGGTCGATGTGCCCGAACTGATCGAGGACTTTGTAGCGTCTCTCGCGAATATCTTCAATAGGCGCTTCGCACTTGGCTCGCAACGTGCGGAGATACTGCAAGCAAAGCCCCGCACATTTGCGGAGAAACTCATCATCAGCGGGGATGACATCGAGGTTTTCCTTTTCAACGGCGAGGTGCCCTAGGGTTCCTCGGTCGGCTGCTGTAGTGTCGCGGGTGTTGTCATTGCGAAAGCCTGGGCACTTCGCTTTTTCTTTCAGAGAGGACGGGGAGTGTTCCGCGTGCGCTCTCTCGTTGTTTTCTACTACGGCGAGCGAAACTTCTTTCACATCGCGTGGTTGTTCTTCTGTCATAATTCGTCCTTCGTTCAAAATGTTTTGGTTTTCGCGTTTGTGGCGCGTGAGGTGGAGAGCCGCTTGCTCGACCGTGCCTGGAGCGTAGAGCCGGAGCGCGAGAGCGCGGTTTTTGCCACCAAAGCGCCGAATGCGCCCGATAGCCTGTTCTTCCGCCGTGCCGCTAAATTGTGGGCAAATGAGCGCCGTGCGAGGCGCGTTGCCGTAAACATCGTGGAGGTCGATGGATTGGCCCCCAGCGCCGATTTGGACAACAAGGCATCGGAGAATGTTCGCCTGAAACTTGTCGCGGCTTTCCTGCCTATGTTCTTGCTTAACCCGCCCGTCAATCGTCTCGCTCATGTCCCCAAGCAGCTTGGAAGCCGCGTCGATAGATTCATGGTAATTGAGAAACACAACCGCGCTGCCGCCGTCTTCCACGATCTGCGCGGCCCGCTCGACGAGGTAGGGAACCTTGATGAGTTCGATAGCTTGCCGTTGCCGCAGGTTTTTGACCGCGCCTGGATCGTTAGGATCGACCATCTCACCATAGAGTTTTTGAATCTCTTCTTTGTCAGGCGCGGAAATAAAAATCGGTTCGTCGGAGAGGAGGAGGTCGGGGAGTTGTTCGCTCAAGATTGCGTCAGGAGTGCGGTTGCCGCGAGTCGTAAAAATGGAATGGTGCAGATGTTCCATTCGGTCTTTGTTGTCGGCGGTTTTTGGGTCCCACTCCAAGCCGCCCCACTGCCCATTCTTTGCACCCATCTTTCGCGCCCAACTCCAGAACTGACGCGGGTGGAAGAGCCCTAGCTTGGCTCCAATGCTTTTCATTCGCAGCGGGCTTTCTGCTGCTGTTGCCGAGAGCATCAACACTCGGTAGGGGGCGTCTTCGAGCATCTGTCCGTTCTGGCTTTTCATGCCCGCGCACATGTGGACTTCATCAACGATGAGGAGGAGCGATTCAGGAATCCATTTAAAATTCTTGCCTACTTTTTTTAACCAAGGCGTGTTCCCCGTGCGGAGTTTTTCAGGATTCTCGACAAAGACCGGAGAAATCCCAAAAGCCTCCAGAGTGGCTTGCCACTTGGCTTTGACGCTCTTCGGGCACACAACTCCGACTGGCAGCGCATACCGCTTCGCCACTTCGCAGGCTATGATTGTCTTGCCCCCGCCGCATCCAGTGGCCTCCAGCGAGGCTCCGTTGCTGTCAAGACTTTTTAAATTCGCCTCCACGGCGCCCTTCTGAAATTGGTAGAGTTCGTATTTCATTCAGGCTCGAAGCCGGAAATTTGCGAGGCGCATTTGGCGTAGCCCGCGATGTCAACATAGGTGTCTTTGGTTGGCGTGTAGCAGGCACGCGCCAGCTTCAACACGACCATCATGTGAGCCGCATCCAACGCGGAAATGGGGGCGGATGGGTCTTTTCGAGCCGCAAGATACCAGTTCCAACCTTCTGCGATTCTTTCATGGTTCGAGGAGGCTTTGTCGTAGTCGCGGCGACGGTCTCCGGTTGTGACTTTAATCGCGGTTGCGAGGATGCTTTCGTTGCCAGAGGCCGCTACAGCGCGGCTCAACGCTTCGTCGTCAGTCATTTTATAAGGGATGATTCTCGGAGGATCGAAATGAAATCTTCAGCGCGGATCACGACGATCCATTCGTGGTCGTTGCGCTTGTGAAAAACGGCTGGTATTTTTCCCTCCTTGGCGTCTCGCACGGCTTGTGCAAGCCAGTTGTAGGGGTTCCCTGCCTCCACGCGTTTCACTTCAATGTGAAGCGGAAGAGAGTCGCACACGACATCACTTTCAGTTAGACCGAAGCGCCCTTGCGAGAACTGAACCCCGCGCTTCGCGGGGAACCCCTGGTCGGTTAGAAAAGTGGCAAGCTCCCGCTCGCCGCGTGCGCCTTTAGCGCGTGAATTGATTTTTCCCATGTGTTCTAATACACGGTTATTAACCTATTGCAACTTGACCTTTGGCCCACTTGACCAAATCAGCCTCGCGATACACGAATTTTTTAAGCCCCAGCTTGCGATAGGGCAGGTTCATGTTGTCGCGCCAGTAGGCGAGCTTGCTTCGTGTGACCTTGCGGTTCAGAAGCTCTCCCAGCCGCTCCATTGCGCCGTCTGCTTCGTAAGAGGCTTCGGCGTCTTTGGCTTTTTGGATAGCGCCTGCGATTTCCAGCCGCATCTTCCCGTCTTCCAGCGGAGTCGCGGTAAAACTTCGGCATTCAAAAATTAGTGTTGTCATTGTTTGAACCGAGCGCGAATGGCTTCGCGCACGATCTCCGATATGGATTTTCCTGTGGCCTTCCGCTCGGCCTCCAACCACCTTTCGATGGTTGGAGTCGAGGGAAAAGAGCGGATGAGTTTTTTATTCATCCTCGCCAATTAGCTCTGGGTTTTCTGCTGCTGATAAAACGATGTCGCTCAATAAAGACTCCGCGAGTGTTTCTGGGTTATCCCCCGAGACTTCCGCAAGGGCTTTGAGGAAATTTTCAGTTTTTTCATTGAGTGTCAGCGTTATTTGCATAGTTATTCAGAACGGTTATTTACTTTCGGGTTGTAGAGTTTGCCCAACTCTATTTAGGGGCTCTGGGGAAATTGTTTAGGGGGCGGGGGAAATTACGCTACTTTTTCAAGGCGGCAAGTTTTTTAAGCCGCTCAAGGATTTTATCGTCAAGTCTTTCTTGGATTCGTTCGTCGGCGCTGTCGCTTTGGCGCTGGATCAGTTCTTTTGCGGTAGCGCGAATTTCGCCGCTTGGGTCCTCTGCGTCGAGGAATCGGATCACCGCTTCGCGTATCAAGCCTGATATTGTCACGCTTTTGAGTCCGGCAAGCAGCGCGATGGCTTTGTTGTTGACTTGGCTTTCGACATAGGACACGCGAAGTGTTCCTTCTTTGAGTTTGTTAGGCATTTTTTTTTCTTTTGTTAGTTGTTTGTCACCGCATCTTCCGTCCGACATCTGCACGGACAGGCGGGTTGTGAGTATAGACGCAAAGGTTACGCAAGTGTTCAAATTATTTTTGATATTTTTTTTTCAAAAACTTTGCAAATAACCTCTGCGTCTCCGTCTAACTCATTACCACTCTAACCGGATACCTTTTTCGAGTGCAAACTTTCTCACACTGTCGGGGGTTATGCTGAACCACTCCTCGGCTGCAATTTTTGAGACGAGCGCCTTGTAATGCTTGGCTAACATGGTGGGGGAGTTTCCGGCGACCTCGGCAGTCATGGCTGAGTTGCGATGGAGCGCGAGATGATAGGAACAGAACGAGTGACGCAGAGCGTTGTCTTTTGTTTGCACTCCGAGCGTCTTGAGCAAATCGGCGTCAGGCGGGTGGATTTTGTGTGTGGCAACAAGCGGCCCATCTTCCGGCCCAAACTCTTTGAGCCAGGCTTCAAGGTTCGGCGTGATGTCCAGCGTGCGTCCGGTGCGTGTCTTCGTTATCTCGGGCGAAAGGCGAATCATTTTTTCCTCAAAAAGAATGTTTGACATCTTGAGTTTTCGGCTACCTGCTTCCGAGCGGCGCGACCCGCCAAACGCCATCAAAGCTGTGTAGGCGAGGTATCGCTTGTCGGTTGCTGCGAACACCGCGAGAAGTTCTTTCGGGCTGTAGAACTCGGGGGTCTCATCACCGATGGCAGGAAAATCCGCTTCGATCTCCAACTTGTCTTGGCTGATGAAACGCTGTTTGCGAGCGAAGCGCAGGAGCGCAACAAGCGAGCCAAACAAATTGTGTTTCGTGCGAGGCTGGTATTTAAGCCCGCGCAAAAAGGTCAAGTATTCTTCGTTGGAAATTGTGTCGATGAATCTCTTTCCAAACTCGGGAGCCCACACGTTGCGATGGTGGCGAAGCGTCTGGTAGTAACGGTTGGAGAGTTGGCGTTCCTGAACTTTTTGATAAAACAAATCCCACACCTCCGCGAAAGTTTGCGGGTTCTGCGAAGTCTTCTCGTGAAACTTCAAATAGAACTCCACGGCAGCGTGCATGGGGATTGAGCCAAGCCGCTCCTTGCACTCGTTGAAGTAGCTCACATCCTCGCCTCGCAGCGCGGTAGCGTTTCCGTCGCATGTCGCCAGATGCCGTATCACCCGCTCCGCTTCTGCCAGAGCGGATACTTCGTCGTTGTAGGCTCGCGTGTAGGTCTTGCGTCCCACTTTCCAAAAGAGTCGGAAGGTGGTGTAGCGCCCGCGCTCTAATTTTTGCACGCGCACGTTGGCGTGTCCGCAGCGCAGAACGGTTGTTTTTTCGTCAGGGTTTTGAGTTTGGATTTTCATTTTTTGGTTTGTGATTTTGTCCAGAAAGTCTGGACAAAACGTGTTTCGGGTGTAATAACCTATTACACTTTTTATACAACCGCAAGCGGAAAACCCGTAGTCTTGCGTAGGAGAACCGAATTTTTGTCCAGAAAAAATTTGGACAAAAAAGAGCGGAGCCTACGGGGCTCGAATTCGTTTACGGTTTTGTATAAACTCTTATAGGCTATATGTTTTCACAAAGTCGGTATTGACTTTGTCCAGAGTTGGACAGACTTTGTCCAGAAATGTTCAAGCAGAGCGCGGGAATTTTTGTTGATGACGGCAAGACGCCCGTCCCTAAAGGAAGCAAAGTTCGGTATGGGTTTGTTTACCCTGAATCGACGGCGGATTGGACGATTGAGTTGCACGCTTACCGAAGTGTCGCTCCAGATGGCACACCTCGCGAAGATAATTTTCGCCGTGCCGCGCAGATGTTTTTTTCCAAAAGCACGGAGCCTTTTGTTTGGCACCCGTGGGCCGAAGAAATGCTTCACGAGTGTTGCACGAATCAGTTCGTCGGGTTCGCTGGCTGCGGTTCTTCGGGCAAGTCAGATTTCATGGCGGTTTGGATTTTGCTTAACTGGCTCGCGGCTCCCTTTCACACGCTGGGCTTGCTGACCTCGACTTCGATCCGCGATTCCAAGAAGCGCGTGTGGGGTGCAGTGCAACGCTATTGGCCCGCGATTAAGTCTGTCTCCCCCGCGAAGCTCACTGACACCCCCACTCCGGCGATCTATGTCATCCGTGACGGAGTCCGCATGGAACAAGCTGGCGTGTATCTCATCCCCGCTGAAGCCAAGAAGACGAGTGAGGTGACGGGAAAAATGCGAGGTATGAAAGCCCCGCGAGTCTTTCTGGCGGCGGATGAGTTGAGTGAGTTGTCGCACTCGCTTCTCGACACTGCGATCTCGAACCTTTCCAACAATGCGGTGTTGCACATCTGCGCGGCTGCAAACCCTGTTTCGTATTACGACCCCTTCGGAAAATTTGTTGAACCGATAGACGGATGGACTTCGGTCTCGGTGAATGACAACCGCTGGGAAACCAAGCTGGGAGGGGTTTGCCTGCACTTTGACGCGCTGCGGAACCCGAACTACATCGCCCGTGAAAATCTCTGGCCGATCCAAAAATTTGAAAAGATTGACGATGCCGTCGAACGCCTAGGTGAAGACTCACCGATGTTCTGGCGTGACTTCCGTGGGTTCTGGCCTCCTCAAGGAATTTCCAAGGCGATTTACTCGGAGTCGGAAATTATCAAATTCAAAGGCGATCAGACTGCGGTCTGGCAAGGTGCTACGACCCGCATCGCGGGCATTGATCCATCTTTCGTTTCTGGTGGCGACCGCTGCGTTCTTTATATCGGCAGCTACGGGCTCAATCGCGACGGCAATGAACAGGTATCATTTGATACCTTCCACTACATCGAAGATGAGGCGAGTTCCCGAGAACCCCGCACATTCCAGGTGGCGCAGAAGATTGCCGCTATTCTGGAGCGGGAGCGCGTGCGGTTTCAATATGTCGGCGTTGATGTCACAGGTGGCGGCGTGCCGTTCTGCGATGCGCTCTCGCGGGTCCTAGGGAGCAATGAATTTCTGCGGGTGCATTTCGGGGGCTCGCCGACTGAGCGTTCTTTGTCGGCCTACGACTCGACTCTGGCGAAAGACAAATATACCAACCGAGTCACCGAACTTTGGTTCGGCGCGAAGGAGTATCTTCAAAATGGACAACTTCGCGGAATCTGCCCCGACCTCGCGCAGGAGATGACTGCCCGCAATTTCGAGACTCGCAAATCGGGCGGCATGAAATTGTGTGTCGAACCAAAAGCGGATATGAAAGCCCGTATGGGCAGATCGCCCGATGTGGCGGACGCGGCGTTTGTTTTGCTTGAGGTAGTTCGGGAACGACTCGGTATCCGACCGCCCCAGGAAGGCGGGGCGGGGAATCGAGCAGGGACGACATGGCGGCGCATGATGGATAAAAAATTCGCCCCAAGGCGAAATTCCCCTTGTCTTTTGACGAGTTAGGTGTAATAACCATGTAGGTTAAATAATGGAGGCCGCTGAATATCCACTCACTATTGAACAAGGTTCTACCTTCCAGATGCAATTCCGCTGGAAGGTAGATGGCGTCATTATGAATCTAACAGGGGCCACTGCTAAAATGCAGTTGCGTAGAAGCTATTCAACACCAGTTGTTTTTGAGCTAAATACGGCCAACAGCCGAATCCTACTCGGAGGTGCCCTAGGGACAGTATCCCTCGAACTTTCCCCTGAAGAAACCGAAGAAATTCCTTCAGGGAATTTTGTATATGATTTGGAGATAACCACAGGCGGGGTCGTGAGAAAGCTCATTAAAGGCACCGTTACTGTCACGCCGGAGGTAACACGATGAGTAGTATTATTGAGATCATTGGTAGTGGTTTGACAGGGCCTCAAGGCCCACGCGGATTGCCTGGAGCGAACGGCACCGCTGGAACCGTCGGCCCCGCAGGCCCCGCCGGAGTGCAAGGCCCCGCCGGAGAGCGCGGGCCGCAAGGACTCGTTGGCCCCGCCGGAGAGCGCGGCATCCCAGGAGAACGCGGGCTGCAAGGCCCCGAGGGCGCGCAGGGGGTGCGGGGAGAGCGCGGATTAGTCGGCCCCCTTGGCCCGCAAGGAGAGCGCGGTTTCACCGGAAATGACGGTGCAGTCGGCCCCATTGGCCCCGTCGGCCCTAGGGGGGTTGCGGGAGAGCGCGGCGTTCGCGGCGAAACTGGATTTCCAGGCAACAACGGAGCCCAAGGCCCTAGGGGATACCAGGGCGATGTCGGCCCCGTAGGTCCCGCTGGCCCTCCTGGGCCTGCTGGGCGCACCGGAGCAACTGGACGGCAAGGAGAAGTTAGTAGGTCAACAGTAATGGCTTACGCAATAGCATTAGCATAATATGAAACAACAATTCACAGGCTCAGTTACACTCGACATTCCTAATCGGTTAGTCATCATGCAGGGAATCGAGCTTACCGCAGATCGCGTCCTTCTTGTGGTTAATGCCACGGTTGGGTTTGTTTACCACAATTTTTCAGTCGATGAGACCGCCAATGTAAGCATATCGGCTGGTAACACGATTATCGAGTTCCCTCCCTACAAAGACTGCGACACCCATACTAACTCCGACAAAATTTCTATTTTTTACGAAGACGGAGTCGATCTTGGAAAGCTCATCCGCGACGAAAGCAACGAGACACAAACGCTCCTTCAGGCTGAGTTTGACCAGACCCAGGTTGACCTTGCGGCGTTCCGCACTGAGGTCAAAGCTGAGAGTGATGCTACCCAAACGCTTCTCCAGACCGAGTTCGATCAAACTCAAACAGACATTGCCGCTTTCCGTGTAGAGGTTAAAGCCGAGTCCGACGAAACGCAAAGCCTGCTTTTGGCAGAGTTCAATCAGACCCAAAGCGATCTAGCGGCGTTCCGTGCCGAGGTTAAAGATGAATCCGACGCGACCCAGACCCTTCTTCAGACAGAGTTCAATCAGACCCAGGAAGCGATTGCGGGTTTCCGCCTTGAAATTCAAGACAAACTCAACACCGAAAGCGGAGAGTTGCAGGTTAAAATCGGCACCGAGTCGGCCAATGTCCAGAGTAAACTCCTTGAGTATAAAGACGCAATCGTCCTTAAAATGGGCCAAGAGTCCACCGCCGTTCAAGACAAACTCAATGTCGAGTCCGGCGAAATCCGGACAGTCATAGAGACAGAGTCCCAGAATGTCAGGACGCGGCTCGCGCAACACGAGACAGCGGTCGTGACGAAAATCGGGGTCGAGTCGGCGGCGGTTCAAGCCAAGCTCGAACAGATTCTCATCGACGAGTATAAGGACGCCATCGTCGATAAACTCGGCCTCGAGTCCCTTGCGATCCGAACCAAACTCGATGTTGAGTCTGGAGAAATCCAGACGGCTATTCAAACCGAATCGGGCAATGTCCAAGGCAAGCTCCTCGAATACAAGGACGACATTGCGGGCACTATTGAGGCTCAATCTACTGCGGTCCAAACAAAGCTGAATGTTGAGTCTGGAGAAATCCAGACAGCTATTCAAACCGAATCGGGCAATGTCCAAGGCAAGCTCCTCGAATACAAGGACGACATTGTCGGAACCATGCAGGCTGAATCGACAGCAGTTCAGACCAAGCTCAATACGGAAAGCGACGAGATCAAGCAGACCCTTGAAACCCAGTCGCTCGCGATTCAGACCAAGCTCGATCAAATCCTCGTCGATGACTTTAAGAACTCCATCGTCAATGCCATCAACACACAGGGCGATGAGATTCAAACAAAGCTCGGCGTTGAATCAGACGAGGTTCGCACTGACCTGACCGCTTGGCGGACGGAAGTCAAATCGGGCCTCGACGCTACTCAGACTCTTCTTCAGACTGAGTTCGACCAAACTCAGACCGACCTTGCGGC